ACAGTACAGATAGAACGCTAGAGATAACTGGGTTGCAAATGGAAATTGGAGAAGTAGCCACTCCTTTTGAGCATGAGGACTTTGGAACTACGTTACGCAAGTGTCAGAGGTATTATTTTAGAATGGGTGAATCATCAGCATATGCACGATATACTGTGGGTCAATGTGATAGTGCAAACAATTGTAATGGTGTGGTTGAACTTCCTGTTCAAATGAGAGACACACCAACCATAGAAACCACAGGAACAGCCAGCAATTATGCTGTATATGAAGCTGGCACTGTTCACACTTGTACTGCTGTACCCTCTATAAACGCACTTGGCAGTGATAAAAATATTGCAAATTTAATATCATATTCAACAGGAAATTTTGCAGCAGGAAATGCAGGGGAACTTATTAGTAATAATAGTGCCAGTGCATATATAGCGTGCAAATCGGAGTTGTAATAATGTTTACGCCAGCAACAATAACAAACGCCAAGTATGGTTTAGACCCTATCACGGGTGAAAACACCTGTATTAATTGTGTGTTTGATGGAAGTCATCTGTCTGTCCCGTTGGCGGCAGGAAATACAGAATACATAGAAATCATGCGCCAAGTAGACGCTGGCGAGTTGACCATAGCAGATGCGGATTGATGGTAGTAGCTGAAGTTCTTACCGGTATTAGTCTTGTTAAGGCTTCAGTTGATTTTATTAAAAGCAATATATCAACGTGCCAAGATATATCGCAGATAGCTGGACAGATAGATGATCTGTTTAGAGGTGAAAAAGAAGTGCAGGCTTTGCGTAATAAAAAGTCTGGAGGCACGGGGTTAGGAGATCAGTTTGGCGTTGATACTGTAGCCAAAGAAGTTATTGACGCTAGATTAGCAGCCGAACAGCTACAAGAGGTAGCTACTATGGTTGACATGCGATTTGGACACGGAACATGGGCGGGCATATTGGCAGAAAGAGCAAAACGTATACAAGCAGCTAAAGAAGCAGCAGCTAAAGCTAGAAAGATGGAGATGTTAAGGCAACAAGAGTTGATGGATAACATTAAAGTCGGAGTTGGCGTGTTTCTTTTGATGGCTGTAGTTGTAGGTTTATTTTTGTTTTTAATGTTTAGTATAGCGGCAGCAATGGTGCCTTTAGATGCAAAAGAAGTTACAGAAACAATCTAAGTTTGCAGAGTATGATGAGGACGGTGATGGCGTTGTTAGCGACGAAGAGTTGTCTCATGTTAAAGAAATAAAACAAACTGAAAACGAATTACGCAAAAACTTAGCACAACTCAGAATGGCTAGATACACATTGATTAGTATGGGTGTGTTTACTATTGCCATGTTCTTTATCCCTCTAGATAGAGTCAAAGCTTTGTCTGATATATCTAATTTATTCTACATTTCTGGGGCAGGGATCGTTGGAGCCTATATGGGTACGACAGCATGGATGAATAGGAAATGATCCATGCGTTTTTGTTAATTGTTGTTTTAGGAGGTGAAATTCAAAGTAGGGACATGTACTTCAGATCTGTAATAGATTGTAACTTTTTTGCATCGCAAGTAACAAAAAGGTATGGAAACTATCAATATTCTAGTAGAGTCCCTTCAGAACACAAGGCAACGGCATATTGTAAACCAGTTAAAGTTAGTGCAAACAAAGAGTTATACTAATGTTTTATATTTTACCAATTATATGGTTTGTATCTTTTACAGGAGGTTACTTTTTTGGTTGAAGAAAAGAAAAAACCTGTATCTGTAAACGTGGGAGAAAATAGTTTTGAACTTGTGCTGCGTATATTAGGCAATGAGTTTGTAGCTATCAAAATAGGGTCTACCAACTTTAGCGGTAAATTAATCGCGGGTGGTATTTTGTTATTATTTTTTACGTTTATGCTCATGGAGGTTTTTGGTCTGTCACGGATTATGGGTGTTGAGTAATGGCTACCAAGTTGAACGAAAACACCGAATTGTCTATGCCTATACGCAATTTAATTGCGTTGCTTATCGCTGCAACTGTTGGCACTTGGGCATATTTTGGTGTGATTGAACGTCTTAATACCATTGAAAATAAGATAATCTTGATGGAAACAGATTTAGGCATGAATACGGAGTTTCGCATCAAGTGGCCCAGAGGTGAAATGGGTAGCTTACCCGCTGATTCTGAACAGTTTATGTTAATAGAACATCTGTCAGATCAGCTTGCAAAACTCCAAGAACAGATAGATGAGGGTCGCGCTCCACATGATCAACAACAAAAACTGACTTTAGATTTTTTTGAAAAGCGACTCACGAATATTGAAGAACAAATTGAAAAATTAAGGAATCATAAACGTGGTAACTGAAACAATAGCATTGATACTTTACATGGGCGGTGATGTTGCGGAGCATACTGCATTTGAAAAGATATCTAAATGTCTTAAGACCAAGCGAAAAATAGAAAGAAATCTATATAAGAAATCAACAGCGGTTCGCTACGCTTGTGAAAACAAAACGGTTGTCATTGAAAAGAATAATGATGGCTCAAATTATATCGTGAGGATAATAGAATGATACAGGCTTTAATTGGACCAATAGCTAATTTAGCTGGGTCATGGATGGAATCAAAAGTTGAGCAGACCAAAGCTAAAGGCGCTGTAGCCAAAGCACGGGCGGAAGCAGAGGCTCAAGTTATGGTTACAGCAGCTACACACGAGGCTGGTTGGGAAAAAATAATGGCGCAAGCCTCTGATAATTCATGGAAGGACGAGGCGTGGACTATTCTTTTTATTGTTATTATTGGGATGTGCTTCATCCCGCCTTTGCAACCTTTTGTAGAGCGTGGGTTTGACGCTCTTTCTCGCACCCCAGAGTGGTTTCAGTGGGCAATGTATGCCTCGATAGGCGCGAGTTTTGGTATTCGTGGAATAAAAGGATTTAAAAAATGAACAAAGATAGATTACGCGAAGAGATCGCGGAAGACGAAGGATGCAAGTACGAGATATATTTAGATCATCTAAATTTGCCAACCTGTGGAATCGGCCATCTCATCCTTGAGTCTGACGAAGAACACGGCAAACCCGTGGGTACGGTCGTTGAACAAGAACGTGTACGAAAGTTATTCGCGCTTGATATGGCGGTGACGATTGACGAGTGTAAAGTTCTTTATGAGGACTTTGATGACCTACCCGAGGAATGTCAGCATATTATTTGCAATATGATGTTTAATATGGGTCGCCCCCGGTTGTCCAAATTCAAAGGTATGAAAGCTGGCGTAGACGCACGGGATTGGAATAAGGCCGCAGACGAGATGGTTGATTCCAGATGGTATACACAAGTGCCGAATCGTGCTAGAAGGTTAGTAGACAGGATGAGAGCTTTACACACTGAGGAATAGGCCATGCCGTTACAAAAAGTAGATTTAAGGCCCGGAATTAATCGTGAAGGCACTCGCTATAGTAAAGAAGGCGGTTGGTACGACGGCGATAAAATACGGTTTCGGCAGGGTAGCCCCGAAAAAATTGGTGGTTGGACTCGTATATCTACATCTACTTTTTTAGGAGTATGTCGCGCTCTACATAACTGGGTTACTTTAGGTGGACAGAATCTTATTGGTGTAGGCACACACCTTAAATATTATATAAACAATGTGGGTAACTACAACGACATCACACCAATACGTGCTACTGTGTCTTTGACCAACCCATTTGCTACAACGTCTGGTTCCGCTACTGTAATTGTAACAGATACTAATCTGGGCTATAAAGACGGAGATTTTGTTACATTTAGTAACGCTAGTGCGGTGGGTGGACTTACGATAGATGGTGAGTTTCAACTAAGTGTCGGTGTGTTATCCGGTGCAAATCAATACTCAATAACAGCAGCATCTAACGCTACGTCCACTACAACAGGTGGTGGATCTGTATCTGCTGAGTACCAAATTAACACTGGCAATGCGTTTGCCACGCTTCTTTCTGGTTGGGGCGCAGGGGCTTGGGGATCTGGTCCATGGAATGTGGGAATATCTTCCGTAGCTGGAGTGCGTTTTTGGACTCATTCTAACTTTGGCGAGGATCTTATTTTTGGTCCTGACGGGGGAAGTATTTACTATTGGGATGCTACTAACGGGGTAGGCACAAGAGGTGTGGAGTTATCTAGTCTTAGCGGAGCTTCTGACGTTCCATTACTACAAAACTTTATTCTCGTATCTGATATTAGTAGGTTTGTGTTTTGTTTTGGTACAAACGAAATAGGTGGTAATACTATAGACCCTACATTATTGCGTTGGTCTGACCAAGAAAGTGCTGTTAACTGGACACCATCAGCTACAAATCAAGCAGGTAGTTTACGGTTGTCACGCGGTACTAAAATTGTTACCGCAAGTCAGGCACGTCAAGAGATTCTGGTCTGGACAGACTCGTCCCTTTATTCATTGCAGTATGTGGGCGCACCAGCAGTATGGGCAGCTACACTTGTGGGAGAGAACATATCCATAGCTTCACAGAATGCAGTAGGATACTCAAACGGCATAGCCTATTGGATGGGCAAAGATAAATTTTATATATACGATGGTCGCACACAGACACTTACTTGTGACGTGCGTAAATATGTATTTAATGATCTTGATACTGATCAGTATGCACAAGTTTTAACTGGTACGAACGAAGCATTCCATGAAATATGGTGGTTTTACTGTTCTTCAGGGTCTAGCACCATAGATAGGTATGTAATATACAACTATTTAGAAAAAATATGGTATTACGGCACTATGGCTCGCACCGCGTGGCTTGATTCGGGGTTGCGTAATAAGCCGTTAGCAGCAACATATAGCTCAAATATTGTAGAACATGAAGAAGGTATAGATGATAACATCGCAGGGGCTTCTGCAGCCATAAATGCGTTTGTTGTTTCCGCAGATTTTGATCTGGATGATGGGCATAAATTTATGTTTGTAAATCGAATGATTCCCGATATCTCGTTCGATGGATCTACAGCCACCAGCCCTGTTGTTACTTTTACTTTAAACCCACTAGCCAGCTCTGGGTCTGGGATTACTTCACCCACATCAACGGGAGGGGTAAATAACGCTACAGTTACACGTACAGCTACCTCACCTGTAGAAGTATTTACAGATCGAGTGGACATACGAGTTCGTGGTAGACAATTGTCGATGCGCATTGAGTCAAATGCTGCGGGGACTACATGGCAGTTGGGCGCACCACAACTTGATATGCGTCCAGATGGGAGACGATAATGGCTATTGATATTACAAATTATGGAGTGTCTTTTCGCGCTCCGGCACTACCATATCCAACCGAAGAGTATGATCGGCAAGCAGCAGAGCAGTTTAATAGTATTTTACGATTGTATTTTTCACAGTTGGACACCGCCATACGTAACGCCACTGTGTCTGACAGAGCTGAAGCAACAGGGTGGTTTATGGGCTAATGCCAAACAAATATATAAATGCAAAGAAGGACTTAACCAGCACTAGTGTAACAACACTATACACTACCCCTGCACTTACCACATCCATAATAAAATCTATACTTGTGTCTGAAGACTCTGGTAACGCAGATACAATAACTGTAACCATAACCGATGCAGAGTCCTCTCCTGCTACGTTTAGTCTATTTAAAACTAAAGCTGTTAGTGCAAACAATACAGTAGAACTATTGACAGCTCCTCTTGTAGTACAAACTGGTGAAATAATAAAAGTTACTGCAGCCACTGCAAACCGACTGCATGTAGTAGCTAGTGTATTGGAGATCAGTTAGTGCAAGTTGTTGATAGTGATAAAGAAGAATTAGACACATCTGCTATATTAGTTATGGCTGTACAAGAACTATACGACGAAGGTTTTATTGATGCTAACAAATTGCCCATGCAAGCCTCGTTATTAGCTTTGACAAGAGAAGGTGCTATGGAAACTTCTGATACTGTGCAGATGGGCAACACAGTGTTTATAGGTCATACGGGTAAAGATGCAAACAAAAACAAAATGGTAACACGTCCGTTTAACGTAGATACTGGGCGAAATTATATACGTAACTGCATAAAATACTTACAATATTTACAAGAAAAAGGCACCACTCATGTAACTGCTACGTCTGATAGTGATAAGTTATTACCTTTAATGAAAATACTTCAAAAACGACTACAGAAAACTGAAGATTCTGCGTTGTATATTGGCAAGACGGAAGACGATAAATACATAGTATATATAAAATTAGGCAAAGACCCTATAAGGTAGATTAATATGCCCGGAGTAATTCTTGATCCAATTAAAGATATAATTAGTAAACCAATCGAGTGGATTGGAGACAAAATTAGTGACGCTGCTGATTGGGTTGTTGACGAGATAATTGATCCAGTTATTAATACTGTTACTGATGTTGTAGATGCTGTTTTAGATGACCCTTTAAAAGCTATTGCACAAGTCGCAGCAATAGCAACAGGTAATGCGTGGGCTTTACCTCTTATTGAAGGTGCAGACGTTGCTATAGAAGGTGGTGATATTGGTGACATTCTTGAAGCCACTGCCATGGCTTATGTCACACAACAAGTAGGGTCGTATGCAGGTAAGTATGCAGGTTCTGCTGCTGCTTCGGCAGG